AGCAACAACGTACAGTTTTTAACAGGAATCAGTGATGGTGACCTTTTATTCAAGGGTGTAGATGGCGGTTCAGTAATCACAGCCCTGACCCTTGATATGTCAGAGGGGGGAGCGGCTACTTTTCGTGGAAATATGACCATGAATGGTATTGCTGGCACATCTCCAATCTTAAATTTAGTCAACAATGACAGCGAAGACGTTAACACTGGGCGAGAAAGCTCAGTTCGCTTCAATGGGTTTAGGTCAGGCGGCGAAGCTGTCATAAACGCTCAAATCTCTGGAAGTCATTTTGGCAGCGCAGACGATGATAAAGGTATGCTGTTCTTTTACACCAACAATGGCTCTGGAATTGGTGAAAGAATGCGGATCACTGATACCGAGATCATTTTTAATAGTGATGGCAACGACCAAAACTTCCGCGTTGCGGGGGATAGCGACAGCCATATTTTATTTGCTGATGCAGGAAACGATACTGTATGTTTCGGCGCAAGCACCCCCGTTGGAGCTTGCAACATTTTCACCTATGCAGGAAGCACGCCGGGCATCCAAACGCAGAACCTAACAACGGGACTTACTAATCTGGTTTTAGAGGTACGCAATAATGGCGCCTCTACAGTTGGTACGATTAACGCAACAAACACTGCCACAGAGTTCAACACAAGCTCAGACTATCGCCTTAAAGAAAATGTGGAAACACTGAAAGACGGGCTGGATAGATTAAATCAACTTAAACCTGTTCAGTTTACTTGGAAAGTAGATGACAGCTTTTCAGAAGGCTTTATTGCCCATGAGGTAGAAGATGTATTCCCAGATGCTGTTTCTGGAGAAAAAGATGCTGTAGACGATAAAGGCGAGATTAAACCTCAACAGGTGGACTACGGCAGAATCACACCCTTGTTGGTTAAAGCAATCCAAGAGCAACAAGAACAAATTGAAGAACTAAAAGCTGAAATAGCAAAAATTAAAGGAGAATAGCGTGGCTATTAACACAACTTGGTCAGTTAAAAACATGACTCATGTAGACGCTGATGGTGGCGTCATTCTGGCTTACTGGAGCCTAAACGCTGTAAGCGATGGCTCTGGTGGCGAAACTGCAACCGAAAGCGGCAAGGCTCGCTTTACCTACGATGCGTCTGCAAGCGGATACATTGCCTATGCTGACCTCAAAGAAAGCGACGTTTTAGGCTGGATCTGGGAAGCCAACAAAGAAGGCGACGAAACCGCTGCTGAGTACAAAGCTCGCATTGAAGCGGAGCGTACTGCAAAGGTTGAGGCTCAAATTGAGCGTAACGCCACACAAGCTACAGGAGTACCGTGGTAATGAGCGAAGAAAACAAAGTCGTAATTAACGACGAAGAATACAACTTTGGTGATCTGAAGGTCGAGACTCAGGCTCACATTGCCAGAGTTGCAGAGATCCGTCGTGAAATCGCCGCACTGCAACAGCAGATCGCAGAGCGTAACGTGTTGCTGCAAGCGTATACCCAGAGCATCGTTGAAGGTGTACAGCCTGTTGAAGAGCCTGAGACGGCACAAGGTCTGCCCAAAGGCTTCAAGGAACACTAATGAGTTTGCTTGAAATCGTGACTACTTTGACTACCTTGTCAGTCATTGCATCTGCTGTGTGCGCTGCCACGCCCACCCCAAAAGATGATGCGTTCATGGCGAAGTACATCTACCCCGTGATTGAAGCCCTCGCTTTGAATGTGGGTAAATCCAAAGAATAACTATGTGCTATCTAGCGATGGCAGAGGAATGGAGCTTGGACAACGGTGATAAGGCATTGAACCAGATCTCTACTCACGAGCAAGTGTGTGAGCAGCGTTACCTGCGTATTGAGGAGCGTTTAAACGATGGCTCTAGACGTTTTGATAAACAAGACCGCATGCTTTATGGAATTATTATTTTAATTATTGGGAGCATTTTGATCCCGCAGTTTTTAGGAGGTTGATATGTCAGAAGAAGGAATTCGAGTCCCAACGTGGGCATTGCCAGCGTTTTTAGCTGTACTGTCGGGCGCTGTTGTATGGGGCGCTAGTCAGGCGCAAGCACAGGCTACACAAGAAGAAGTGGATCGTATTGAAGCTGTAGTAGAAAAAACAGTTGAAGAGGCACAAGCCACGGGAAAATTAGCAGCAGTCAATGCGAGCAAGATCGAGGCTATCGTCGATTCATTGGCGGAGCAGTCCGAGACAGCGAAGGCATCAGATCAGAAACTTCAGCAATTAATAGAGATAATGCTGAAGCAGAACTAGAGTACGACCCCGCCAGCCCGAATTTGTTTTGCGATTTGCGGGAGTGGCGAATGTTAGAGCTAGTCAATCCTCCTGCATACCGTCACTGCCTTGCATTGGCATGGTTACGATACAACCACCGCCAGTGCGGGTACGGCGCTCAGATCTACATACAGAACACCATGCCGCGTGTTTTAGGCACAGCACATCAACTTGATGCAGAACTGCTTACTTGGGAACTTGTTAAGCCAAAAGCTGTGCGTACTCAAGCGGTTCAGAAGAAGAAGCGTCTGTAATGGATGCGGCTCCTTTCCCGAACAGTGTCAACGCCCCAGTGCCGACTGTGGTAAAAAACAAAATACACGACAGTTTTCGCATCAATCAAATATCTAATGTGCGAACAGATAAGGTGGCAGCTACTACAAAATACAGCGAGTTTGTGTATGAATATCGAAGCGGTGAGGTGCTTACCACGACCCTCAAGATATCCGGACAAAGCCTATTGGATATACGCGCATGACCATGATGATTTTTGTGCTGATATTGGTTGAAAAAGGACAGCCCACAGGAGAAGAGTTTTACTTTCAAGAGCTTACGTCGTGCCTTGAATACTCAGATGCGCTTAATAATCAGTCGGTTAGCTTTCAAAATGGCAGTAGAAATAGGTTCTTTGAATCATACTGCCGAGTTCGTCAAATCAATGTCACTGATGCAGGTACTAAGATACTATTCAGAGACCCAAAGAAGTCGGGGGATTGATGAGTCCTAAGAAATTAGAGCCTAAATCACGGTATGCTCAGTACGACCTAGATGGAGATGGGGTCGTGAGCGATGAAGAATTGGCGCGAAATCAAGAACTCGTTGAGATCGAACTGCGTGAAGAGAAAGCAGATAGTCAACGCCGAATGGCTTGGGTTAGTCTTGGCAGTATGGTGGTTTACGCTGTATTACCACTTTTGCCCTTCATACCTGAGTCTCGTTTGTCCACTTTGGCTTCTCTGAGCGACATGCTATTCCTTAGCCAAGCAAGTATTGTGGGTTTATACTTTGGTGCAACAGCTTATATGGCTCGTGGTCGATGAGTAAAAGGCGTGGCGTTTAAACGGTATATAAATGACATTACAAAGATTTAACTTTAAGCCGGGAATTTATAGAGAAGGCACTGCGTATAGCAATGAGGGTCATTTTTACGATGCTTCATTTGTTAGATTTAGAAGTGGTCATCCAGAAAAAGTTGGCGGTTGGGTAAAAAAATATACAGCTTCATTTATTGGAGTTTGTCGAAAAATAAAACAATGGGCTGCTAATGATGGACTGCGGTTTATTGCGCTAGGAACAACAAAAAAGACGTACATTATTTCTGGCAATATATTTATAGATGTAACTCCAATACGAGATACAACAAGCGCAGGTGATGCAACATTTGCAGCATCAGATGGATCATCAACTCTTACGGTGACAGAAACTGGTCATGGCGCAGCACTAGGTGATTTTGTCACATTCAGTGGTGCGGCAACGTTAGGCGGCTTAATTACTGCGGAGGTGCTTAATCAAGAGTATGAAATTGCATCTATTACATCTGCTAATGCATTTACAATAACTGCAAAAGATACATCTGGAAGCGCAGTAACTGCTAATGCTAGTGATACTGGCAACGGTGGTAGTTCAGTTATAGCTGCATATCAAATTAACATTGGACTTGATGTTGCAGTTCCCGGTGGTGGATGGGCATCTGGCCCATGGGGTGATGGCACATGGGGTACTGCTGCTGGAGAAACATTATCAAATAGTCTTAGGCTGTGGTCGCTTGATAACTTTGGTGAAGATTTACTACTTAATGCTCGACTTGGCCCGATATTTTTATGGGATAAAACAAACACCACTACAAGGGCAAAAGAGCTTTCAACGATAGCAAATGCATCTAATCCGCCATCAGAGGTTTTGCAAGTAGTTGTGTCAACACAAGATCGGCATGTATTAGCAATTGGATGTAATCCTATTTTTGAGTCTAATTTAGATCCCATGCAAATTAGATGGTGTTCGCAAGAAAATGCATTGGACTGGACGCCGACAACAACTAATACCGCCGGAGACTTAAAGTTATCAGTTGGCTCTACAATTGTTGGTGCGCTTAGGGGGCGTCAAGAAGTTGCTATTTGGACAGACAATGCTTTGTACAGTGTGCAGTTTGTTGGTGCGCCTTTTGTTTTTAAGGCAAATTTAATTACAGATGGTGTTAGCTTAATTTCACCCAATGCTGCTATTACTGCAAACAACGTCATATTTTTCATGGATCGTGGTAATTTTTATGCGTATGCGGGTGCCGCAAAAGTATTGCCTTGTACTGTTCGTCAGTATGTATTTGATGATTTTAATGACGTTCAATCAGAACAAGTAACTGCGTTTGCAAATACCGGGTTTAATGAGGTTGGATGGTTTTATCCATCATCTGGATCTACAGTGCTAGACAAACAAGTTGTTTACAATTATGCAGAAAATGTTTGGTCAATTTCTGATTTAGCTAGGGATGCTTGGGATGATGCTGCGGCATCGTCTGAAAATCCAATAGCGGTAAAGACTGTAAACGATGCTGGTTATGTGTACTCACATGAAGTTGGTTATGATGATGAGGATCAACCCTTAACAGCATTTATTGAAACCGCTGATTTTGATATTGCAGATGGTGATCATTTTGCATTTGTAAGAAGGTTATTACCTGACTGCAAATTTGTTGGTGGTTCAACATCGCCAGAACTAACGTATACAATTAAAACAAGAGACAATGCTGGTGGAACTATTACAGCAGAAAGCACTACAGCAGTTACACCATCATCAGAGTTTGCAATGACAAATGTTCGGGCAAGAGCGCGACAAGTAAGGGTTCGCATAGAAAGCACTGATGTTGAAAATGGCTGGCGACTTGGCGATGTGCGCCTTGATGTAAGGCCGGATGGAAGGCGATGAGTACACGATCATCTAGTGGTGCAGAATTTAGACTGCCTTTAGAGTTGCCGCCTACGGAGTATTCAGAAGAGTACCAAATAAGGCTTATCAATCAATTGCGGATTGTTTTGGAATTGATTCCCTCAAAAGCGGATGTAGAAGATAGCTCGCAAGCTATTTCATGGTTTATGTCGTAATGCCACAAACATATCAAAATGTAGTTAAGACACTTACTGGAACATCAGTAACTGACATATATGAATGCCCACAAGGGGCAACAGCAATACTAAAAACAATTAGCGCCCTTAATACAAACGCATCAAATCCAGCAACACTTATTGTTCATGTGTACGATAGTAGTGCAGATGCATTGTTTGAATTTAACACTGGGTCTATAGCGGCTGTCACAAGGAAACCATACCTTGAGAATGGTGAAGTTATTGTCCTTGAATCAAAAGATAAGTTACGCATGACAGCAGGAACGGCAGATTACTTTGATGTATTTGTGTCCCTGCTTGAGATAACATAGCGTTTAAACATACAGAGGTTGGTATGAACAGTAACTTCAGACAACAGCCCCCTTTCCCGCTAAAGAAGCAAGCAGAAGCTATTGCTAGCAAAGGGCGTTTTGGCGACTCAACATTAGTTCATATGAACCCTATGGAGGTTGATGTATTACGATCAATGACTCCAAACAATCAACTGACTATCAATCCTGATACAGGACAGCCGGAAGCATTCCTGCCGCTGTTATTAGCATTAGGTGGTGGCTTCTTAGGGTCTACTGCTGCTGCTGGCACATTAGCAGCAACATTGGGCGCTACGGGCCTTGCGGCAATTGGTTCTGGCGTTGGGACAGCAATTGAAACTGGCAGCTTAGAAGAAGGAATTAAGGCTGGTTTAATAAGCGGAGTTCTTGGTGGCGTTGGTGGAAAGTTGTTTGAAGGGTTTGGCGCAGCTAAAGATGTTGCCACTGGTGTAGGACAAGCAGGGACAGAAGTAACAAAACAAGCAACTGAAGAAGCACTAAAACAAGCGGCTATAGATACAACTAGTTCTGTTATTCCGCAAACATCAGCGCAACAAATAGCATCAGCAGGAAGCCAAGCATTTGTTCCACAAGGATTAACTGAGGCTACAAAGCAAGCTGTGACACAACAAGGCGTTACACAAGGTGTGACGGGTGCGGCAACAGGAGAGGCGGTAAAACAAACTTTAGGCCAAAGGCTTACTGATACGGTAGCGAAGATTAGCGCTCAAGAAGCATTGGCTACTGGAGCGGCAGGTATTACTGGTGAGGCTATGACAGATCAGTTTAACCTGATGAACATGCCGCTACCAAAAGAAGAAGAAAAAGAACCATTTTATGTTCCTGTGACGCCTAATGATCGAGGTGTTAGGTTTAGACAATCTAATACTAATCCAGCAGGAACTAGCGAGTTTGATTATTTCTCTAATCCCTTTACATATTCAACAGGTATGAAAGAGGGTGGGGTTGTAGGCGACAATGTGCGCAGGTTTAACAACGGCGGCATACCCGGAGAGCCTTACTTTGGCCCAAACTTTGATCCATTTAATCCGACTGGCAAATACAGACCAACATCAATGGCTGTGCCTAGTTATTTTCGCGATCCAATGGGTGCGGGTTCTGGAGCGGCAGCAGCGGCAGATCAATTAGGACTAACTGACGCATTAGGCAATAGGCAATTTACGCTACAAGACGTTGTAAATACTCAACAAATTTATACGCCTAGAGCAGATAGCCCAGCAATTACATTAGGCTCTCGTGGCTTTGCAGACGCGCCTGTAATTGATTACAACCAGAGACTATTGGGCGATCCTACTAGGACATATACAACTCAAGAGCGAATTGATAATCCTGATTACAACCCTAATGCTTCTGGCAATACTGGTGGCACAACTACTGGCGGTGGTGCTACAGGTGGTACAGGCGGCACTACAGGCGGCACTACAGGTGGTGGTGCAGGTGGTGGTGCAGGTGGTGGCGGCGCTACGGGCGGCGATAGCACTACTGGTAGTGGCACACAAGTAAAAACAGGCACAACGCAGATAGTTACAGGCGGGTCTCCATACAACGAAACTTTTGGAATGGGCGAAGGAGTAGTTAGCGATCTTACTACTGGTCAGCCAGATCCGTATGGTATGGGCGACTTTGTTCCTGTGGGGTCAATAATAACAGACCTTCCGGGCGCGTATGATCCAGAGAGTGGATATATGTTGCCCCCCGGCCCTGATGGTCGGCCTCCCATGGAGGTTGGCACATTTGGCCCCGGAGATGGGTTAGCTCCAGCAGCAGATGAAACGGATTTTGTAGATGCATTTGATCCTTTTCAAGGTGGTGTTGCTGTAGCTCCTGATGTAGTTGGATTTGATCCTGTTTCAAACTTTATGATGCCACAGGATGATATGGGCGGTTTTGATCCAGTTATGCCTGTAATGGATTTTGCTCCTGTAGATTTTTCATCTCAAATGATGGGTGATCCATCAATTTCTCCTATAGATTTTTCATCACAAATGATGGGTGATCCACTAATGGATTTTGCACCTGTAGCACCAGTTATGGATTTTGCTCTACCACCAATGGATGCTGCTTCACCTCCAATGGACTTTGGTTTACCGCCAGTTGCTTTTACTCCGCCACCAATGGATTTTAATTTGCCTCCGGTGAACTTTACTCCCCCATTAAACGTTGCACCTTTGCCAACAGCGGCTTCTGCGGCATCATTTGCGCCTCCTGAAACTTTTAATTTTGATTTTCTAGGTGGAATGAAGCGTGGCGGGTTAACAGGATAAGATTATGAATTCTAAAGATTTAGATCCAATGAAGCAGCCATTTGGTGGCATGTTGCCTAAGTATCAAAATGGTGGTGAATTAAATATAGATAGTTCTGTATTTGAGGGCTTAGTAGTAGGCAGTGGTGGTGGAATGGATGATGTTGTACCCGCTGTTGTTGATGGTATTGAGCCGGTATTGTTGTCACGAGATGAGTATGTAATACCAGCGGATGTGGTTGCTCATGTAGGCGATGGCAGCACTACAAGGGGTGGCGAACTGTTTGATGAAATGATTGCAAACATTAGAAAAGAAAAGACAGACACAGTAGTGCAGCCAGAAGAGTTAGAAGAAACGCCAGATGATATTATGGCAATGCTAAGGAAGCCGGTTAAGGTTGTTTAAACATGGCGTTCGATATTGAACTTATTAAGAAGGACGATATTTTAAAAGTTTGGGGTGAGGTTGCTCATTACGCAGAAAACTTAGAGCGACGTAGTCATGGGCGTTATGTGACTGCGGATATACTTCATCAACTACTAGAGCTTCCATACTTTGTGTGGATAGTAAGAGAGAACGGAAACGCGCTTGGGTTTTTTATTTGCGGTGTAAATACATACCCAAGAAAAACATATTTAGATTTAAACACTCTTAGTGGCAATCGTCTGAAAGAGTGGGCATCGGAAGCATACGATGTGGTTGAGAAGTTTGCACAAACGCTTGGCCTTGATGGACTAGAAACATCAACTGCTCCCGGTATGGAAAAAGCGTTTAAACGACATGGCTTTTTTAAAGAGTATGTTGTTATGGTTAAGCCAATAGGAAAATTGACAGAGCAAGTAGAAGAAGATGACTTGCATGAAGCTGATGAACCACTGATGGAGGTGGCATATGGGCGGTAGTAGTGGTGGCGGCGGAGGTACTGTCGATCAAAATGTATCGACTACAGTAACTAACACAAATATACCTGAAGAGTTTTACCCCTATCTGCAAAAAGTAATGCAGTCGGGCGATGCCCTCATGCAGCAAGAGTACATCCCGTATGAGGGGCAACGTACTGCTGCGTATACTCCAGAGCAACAAGCTGCATTCCAAGGAATAACAAGTTTAGCTAGTAGAAGCTTGCCGGGAATGACGAGTGCTAGAAGCTATTATGCTGGCCAGATAGGAACAGACCCCGTAACAGGCTTACCTGTAGGGCCAGATTATCAATCGGCGTCAGGCGGCTATACTGCGCCTACGACTGATGCTGCTGGCTATACAGCTCCCACAACCAGCGCTGCTGGATATACGGCCCCTACAACTGATGCATCTGGATATACTGCGGGAACTATTGCTAGCAGCTATAGCCCAACGGCATCAACATTTGGCGGGGGCTATGCTCCGGCAAAATCGGATTTTGGATCTGGATATGCTGGGTCAACAATTGCGTCGGGATATAATCCAAATGCTCAAACATTTGCATCAGGGTATGATCCCGCAAGCCAAGCATTTGGTTCTGGGTATGGTGGTAGGGAGGTAACGTCTTCATACACAGATCCTGCTGCAATAACATCAGGCTTTCAGGGTGCCAACATTACCTCAAGCTATGATCCTCGCCAGTTTCAGGCGCAACAGGTAATGGATCGTGTTGATCAATATCAAAATCCATACCTTGAAGATGTACTAGATCGTTCAGCAGCAAGAGCGCAAGAGCAGTTTGATACACAGCAAGCTCAACGTGATTTAGCTGGAACGCAAGCTGGTGGCGCTGGAGCATTTGGCAGTAGAGGTCAATTGGCTAGGCTAACAGCCGCAGATCAGGCTAATAGAGCCATTGGTGATCTTGAAGCAAAACAAAGGGCGGCTGCATTTGATAAGGCTGTTGGTCTTGCTACAGCGGATGTTGATAGAGACTTGCGTGTACAGCAGCTTAGTGATGCATCAGATTTACAAGCTGCAAGGCTTGGTCTTACTGCGCAAGAAGCAACCGCACGATTTGGTCAGGCTGCTGGTGCACAAGACCTACAAGCACAGATTGCATCAGATGCTGCGCGTCGCGCTGCTGGTCAACAAAGTTTATCCGCAGCCCAGTTAAGTGACGCTTCACAAAGAGCGGCTGGCGCACAAACATTACAAGCACAGCAGTTGCAAGATGCAGCGGCTAGGGCTGGAGGCGCTCAAACATTGCAAGCGCAACAGTTAGCAGACGCAGCAGCAAGAGCTTCTGGAGCGCAAGGTTTGCAAGCGCAGATTGCATCAGATGCAGCGGCACGAGCCGGTGGTGCGCAAACGCTTCAGGCACAACAGTTAGCAGATGCAGCCCTAAGAGCGGGGGGCGCTCAGACGCTTCAAGCTCAACAGATGGGTGATGCTGCATTGCGAGCAGCGGGAGCGCAAAGTTTGCAAGCTCAGATTGCACAAGATCAAGCGTCAAGGGCAGCAGGAGCGCAGGGACTTGATGCATTTAGACTAAGCGAAGCTGCAAAACAAGCGGCAGGGGCGCAAGGACTTGATGCATTTAGATTGACTGAAGCCGCCAAACAAGCAGCGGGAGCGCAAGGATTAGACGCATTTAGGCTTACAGAGCAAGCCGCACAAGTTGCAGGTGATCAGTCACTGCGAGCATCGCTGGCAAATCAGAAGGCATATGCCGAGGCGTTACGCAGACAAGACGCTGCCGCAGCAGCAGGACTTGGCGTAGACAAGGCAGAGCAAGCGTTGGATCTACAGCGAATAGGCGCATTGAACGCGCTTGGCGCACAGCAGAGAGCAGATCAGCAAGCAATACTTGATCAGCAATACGCAGACTTTGCAGCGCAGCGTGATTATCCGCAGCAACAGCTAGCATTCTTCTCTAACTTGTTGAGAGGCATGAACCCTGCTGCATATGCTGGACAGACACAAACAACGTCCGGCCCTGCTCCGAATCAAAACGCGCAACTACTTAACTTCTTAATGGGCGCTGCTAACTTAGCTGCGTAAGGCGTTTAAACATGGCAATGGAAAACCTACTTAGGATTGCTAACAGGACTGAGGACTTGCCTGATCAGGCGCTTGCACAGCTTGCAAAAGCTGGCGGCATTGAAGGTGTGATTGCTGCAAGCGAAATGAAAGCCCGTAGCGATATACGCAAAGATGCGCAGATGCCACAGCAAGGACAGATGCCTCCTGTAGTGGATCAGCTTATCAATATGGCTAACCGCCAAGCTGCACCACAAATGCCTCCTATGGGCCAACCTATGCCCCCACAGGCCCCGCAAGCTGCACCTATGGCGCAGGGTGCTGCTGCCGGTAGACAGGCTCTAATGGCCAGAGGAGCGCCTAGTGCGCCTATGCCTCAAGGTATTTCACCTGAGTTGGCTGCGCTTGCAGCGCGAGGTGGTATTCCTGCAATGCAGGGCGGTGGCTTAATACGCCGATTCCAAGCTGGTAGTCAGGGAACCATAGGATTACAACTATTAGAAGAGGAAGGATACACACCCGATACTTTTGCTTTGCTTTCGGATGTAGAGCAACAGGATGTATTGCAAGCAATTAATGATAGAAGGACTATTAATAGGGGCGCTTCTGCTTTGTTGGGATCTCCGGTAGGCGCGGCAACTGATGCTGTTATGTTTGCGCCACGGCTTTTGGGCAATGTAGCAAAAGACCTTATGTCTGGACGAACCGGAAGGGTGCTTGGTTTTGCCGATCCGGGCGATCAACCAAACCTTACTCCGTATTCAGCGTCACAACAAAAAGCAGTTGACTATCGAGCGACTCAGCAGCCTATTACAATGCAACAGCTGTCTTCTCCAACGATGCAAAATTATGCTTCTAGCATTATTGCAAATACAGCCGCTGCTGCTAACAATCCTCCTAACCAAGCAACTACCACAGCGTCAACAGTTAATCCAAGCGCTCAAGCATACATGAACGCTGTTTCTGGTCAGGGTGGCGCTCAACAAATAACACCAAGCGCTCAAGCATATATGAACGCTGTCTCTGGGCCACAAGGTGGGCAGTCTGGCACTCAAGCTGATACGTTTACGTCGCCAGATGTCGCTATTGCGCAAGCTACGCGGCCATTTAACGCCTTATACAATCCAATTAGCAAGGTAGTTCCATACGAGCAAAGCCCACAGTACTCAAAAGATGCTGCGCTTCTAAGGCAAATGCAAAGCTCACAAGTTACCGTTAATGGGTTGCAGGGTGATTTATTGAAAACTCTCCAAGAAAGAGAGGCGAAATATAACAAAGAGGTAGACGCTTCTGTCCAAAAGCTCGCGGATTTGGAAAAAGACTTGCCTACCCGCCAAAACATTAAAGATCGCTTGAAGAAACAAACGTCGCTTGGCATGGCCCAAGCATTCTTTCAAGCGGCTGGAAGTAAAAGCCCAGACTTTATTACGGCGATGTCTCAAGGATTGGCTGGTGCTGCTGGCGTTATGAACAAGATGACAGGCGAAGAGCAGAAAGAACTTTATGCACACGCCCTAGCTGAGTATCAAAGAGAGCAAGGCAAAGCCAACACTGCGTTTAAACGACAAGAAAACGCAATGAAGAAGATTACTGACGCTCAAACTTTCCAAGCAACAATTGCGTCAGCCAATAGAACTGCTAGAAATCAAGTGGCGAAGATGCAGCAAGATAGTTACTACGATGCAATGCGCCTTAATGTTGATGTTGATAAAGCTAACCAAGCTGACGTTTTAGCTAGAAACAATATCAGTCGTGAAGAATACGACAAGTTTAGAGATGATGTTCGTGCCGCTACGAAGAATAGAGATGATTTTGGAATAGCTGCAAACAAGGTTGATCAAGACTCTAAGATTGTCCCAGAGCAAAGGGTATTGGCCAATGACATTGGTAACAGTTACGCAAATCAATATGTCCGTGGCGCACAGGCGAATATCAATAAAGGATTAAAGCGTGTCGTTTCTGATTTAAGCAAAGAGTACAATAGACTCGCCAAGCAAATACCTGATCCGCAAGAAAGAATGGCCGCAGCGCGAGCAGCGCTAGAAGCCAAGCATCAAGCAGAAGGCGCAATAGGTGATATGGCGGTGTTAGATGAATATGCAGAAGATCTTTTTGATCTAGCAACGGCTAAAGATAAAGGTGCCGCATACAAGCGATTCTATCAACGACCAAAAAATAGTTTCTTAAATCCGAAAATACTTGCATATAACCTTACTCCTTAATGGCTACACAAGAAGAAAGGATTCAGCAGTTAATCAATAGGCTGCAAGGCCCACCACAGGGCTTGCGGTCTAGTTTCGATGCGCTACCGCAAGACCTAAATGTGTCGCTTGCCCCCCAGCAAATAAACATTCCTGATGTACAGCAAGGAAGTTTCTTAGATATAGCGTCTGGTGCGCCAATGCAGCCAGCACCTGTTGTGCAGCAACCTGTGCAGCCATCACAGCCCATACCTGAGCCAACAACAGCCTTAGATTTATTCCAAGCGTTTGATTCACCATATGCTACTCAGCCGCCTCCTAGTAGCACAGGTATGTTTGAAGGCACAGACGATAGCCTGTACGCCGTTCCTCGTGGTGTAGCTCGTGGTGCTATGCAAACAGGTCTTAGCATGGCTGAAGGTCTGTTTTCGATGGCAGACATGGTTAGTAACATTGCTGGGTATGAAGACGCATTAGATCCAGAAACGTCTGAGACATTTCAGAACATACAAGAAGCAAAGCGGTACGTTGGAAATGAAGAGGGCATGGTTGGAAAGCTTGCCGAGGGTGTTGGAAGTATCTTTACTTTCGCCCTTCCCGGCTTGGGTCAGGCAGGAGCTTTGGCTAGAGGAGCCGCATTAGCCGCTAAAGGGCCGCAATATCTTGACGCATCAAGAAGAGCGCTTGGGTTGGCCAAGGGTTTAAACGGTCTTAAATGGACGTTTGCTGGCGCTGCTGGTGCCGGTCAATCAAGCGCCATGCTTGAGGCATATAAGGCTGCTGGCAATGATTACACCGTAGGGCAACGTAATCTTGCAGTTGCTCTTGGTGTTCCTATTGGATTCCTTGAATTGCTTGCCCCTGAAATGGTGTTGCGAGGCATACCTAATGGTATAGCTGGAGCCACAAAGAGCCAGATACTTCGTCGTTTAGGCGAGGCTGGAACCACAGGCATCGGTGAGGGTGGACAGGAAGCGTTTTCTAGCATACTTCAAGAGACTGCTGCCAAGCTCAACTACAACCCAGACATGCCTATTGGCGAAAGTATGCTGTCTGACTTTGGTTATGGAGCGGGTGCTGGTGGCATATTTGATTTGCTTACACGCGGCAAAGTTCGCTACCCCAAGAGTGACAAAGAGATCACCAAGGAGTATCAGGACTCTACTCCGTTAGCTCCTCTTGATGATGAGTTTATACAAGACGCAGTAAGAAACGAGACGGCAGTAGCTGTATACGATGCTGATGGCAATCAGTTATCTGGCCAGATTATTGGCACAGAGGGTGACGATGCCAAGGTGCTTATTGATGATGAGCTAGTTTATGTGCCGCTAAACCAAGCTCCCTCAGAAGATCAAGGGCTTTCGTTTGCAAAAGATGCCGATCTTATTACTCCTCGCTATCAAGTTGGTGGCCGTGATGTCGGCTCGCTAACAGCGCAGGAGCTAGAGGAGGCGAAGCTACGAGCGTTCTTGCCGCCAGAGCTTATAGCTGATGTAGATGCTGGCAAGCTGTCTGTGTTGGAAGCTGTAGAAGCAATGAACATAGCAGAGGATGGCACCGCTCAAGTCACTGCAAAGACAGCCTATGACATAAAAGCAATTGAAGCGGAGCTTGATAGAAGAAACCCAAGCCGTGAGCGCAACATGCCTACGGCAAACAATGACAAGCAACTTACTGATGAAGAGGCTGGGGTCATTGATTCTGGAGAGAACGCAGATGAAGCAAGCGATCCAATTATTAGCGGTATTCTTGGTGACGATACTGACACTGTTATTGGCAGAGTAGCCGGTGACAAAGATGTTGAGCGCTACGACAACATAGAAGACAAGGCTATAAAGGCAGCGTTTAAACGCGGTAGGGTTCCCAAGAAGGCGCAAGCGGGGCTGATTGATGAAGTTGCTGGGGCAGAAGGTGCATCACTAGCTGACCTAGATAATGCGCAAAAAGCGCAGTTAATGGATAAAGCGTTTGGCTATCAAGACGCGCAAAAAGCTAAAGCAGAAGCAGCAGAGCAGCAGCGGGTGGCTGATGAAGCAGCAAGGCAAGCAGAAGCCGATGAGATTAAACAGGCGTTAGGGCCGACTACAGAGGCCGTAGACGGCTCTGCCCCTGCGTTTGAGGAAGCCTTAGACGAAGACCAAGATGAAGTCGTAATCCCGCCAGCAGAGCCAGAGGCTGTTCCAGAGGTAGAGGTAGCGCCTGAAGTAGAGGCCGCTCCTGAAATAGAAGCCGCGCCAGAGGTGCAAACAACCCAAGAGCCATTTCAATCTAAGACAGTAGAGGACTCTAAGCCTCGATATAAAAGCGCAATGCCTGTCTTTGAGTCGCAACTAGACAAGGCGTTGTACATAGTCGGCAACCCAAGAAGCAAATCCAAAGCAGATGATCAGATCATGGGCGAGCTACGCAAGTATCTTGACCGTGGGCAAGGAGAGTTTTCTGACTCAGAGATTCGTAGTTTGGGTCAGTTGGTGCGGCAGTCAGTCAAAGAGCGAGGTGAGGCGGCTAATAAAGATGGCCGAAGCGAATTTGATGTACCCGAAGTAGCCACACCAGAAGTCAACATTGTTGGCATGAAGGAAAGGCTAGAAGGCTTTCCAGTGCCTACGCCAGAAGCTGATGCGACTCCAGAGGTTTTAGTAGAGGCAGAGCCAGAAGTCGTAGTGGAAGCGGAGCCAGAAGCAAAGCCAGCCAAGCGTCTACAGACTAAAAAACAAAAAGCATTAAGCGCTAAAGAAAAAAATGACGTTGCGGTATTTGTTAATTCATTATTGTTGAGCGAAAAAACTGCATCTCAATCATTGCAGGGGCTAGCCTTAGCAGCCTACAACGAACAAAGGGCGCAAGGAAAAGATCACAACGGGGCATTGGATGCCTTGGAAACGAATGAAGATCTTATTGAGGCTGCAAATCAAGAAGACGAAATGTCTGATCTTGATGACATTGATTTTCTTCGCAAGGAAGGGCTTCAAGATACTGGTGTTGTACAAGGGACTCAGGTCACTGCAACTCCTGATGGGCCGGGAATTGTTAAAAGCAAAGCGCCATTAGATATAAACGACTTCAACCGAGTTAAGGCGATAGTAAACTCTATTGCCCCAGAAGCTAACTTGGTGGTGGCTAGCCAGCTTTATGGGCCTAGTAGGGGCGGCGAAGCAAATCAAAACGAAGTAGAGATTGATGGCGTTGTATACCCAATGGAAGAAGCATTGGGATTACAGGCTGGCAACATAGTAGCCGTGTCATTAGCTGATGGGTTTCTTGACCCACAAAACCGCGCATACCACGAAGCCACGCACTTTCTGTACAACAACAACTACCTTACAGATAAAGATAAGGCAGATCTTGCGGCCAACATAGATAGGTTACAGGGCATTGTATCCAATCACTTGGGCGCAACAGAGTATGGTCGCGCCTTTGATGGGCTTACACCGGAGCGAAAGCTTAACGAGCTAATAGCGTATGGCTCTGCATTATACAATCGCGGCTTAGACGTAGATGGCAAGGTGCCAAAAGAGTTCAACCCCGGACTCCGTAGGGTATTCAGCAAGATTGCAAAGCTGTTTAAACAGATTAAGGCTTCATTTGCTGGGGAAGGCAGACCCGCTGAGATTGAGCAAGTCTTTGAGGAGATACGCCAAGGTCGCGTAGGAAGGCGCTTACCACAAGCAACAAGCCAGTTTGATGCGACAGGTCTATCTGCATCTACACCGCTTTACATGATAAAGCAGGGGCCAGCAGCCGCAGTAACAGAAGCTAGGCCACAGATAAAGTCTCGACTTGTTGGCACATTGCAGGGCAAAGCATCACAGAAAGCGTTGCCAGAAGCGTGGGCTACTATTAAAAAGAACGCCAAAGGCGAAGATCAGCTATCAGGAATACTCCAAGGTACTAAGATAGAGGAGTTTAACGACTCTAGGCTCGCGTCATTCTTGGCAACCTTGCCCCAAGATAAGGCTGTATCAGGTCAGGAGTTGTTAGATCATGTGTCTGACATTGAGCAGATTGTTGAAATACAGGTTTATGGAAGGCCAATAGATCGCGGTGATGGCACAGGATCTGAGGCTGCGTATCGAGCGGCTTTACAAGAAGATAGAAACAACCAAGCATTTAATCAGGTAGCCAATCAAGCAATGGTTGGGTTGCGCCTCAACAAGTTTGCAATGAATGTTATTGAGCCACTAAAGATGTACCTGTCAACTAACGACAGCGTGCCTAATAAGTCTGTAGATGGCCCAGCACTACCACAAAGTATTCAATCGGCGCTAAATGAAATCAGTGTATTTGCTGAACCTACTGATGGTCAGCGTAAAGAGCTTGTTAAAGCGTTGACTTTAGAAATTAAAGATCCAAATTCTGGATTTGATAAAAGGTTATTTGGTCAAATTCTTGTAGAAAATAGCTACAAAGGTCAGCAGCTCCGAGAAACAGAAGAACGCGCCGTATCAATAACCCCAGATTCGATAGTAACAGAAATTAGCCTTGGTTCTGAAGGCGGCATAGATCCATTAGATGTAGACCAGCCTAACTTTTATTATGCCTATACAACGATGGGCGGCAGAGAAATACCACAAAACGAAATAGCTATTCCAATTACAAAGCAAGAACAAAACTACAGAGAAATTGTTTTAGCTGTGCCTTCAGTGGCTGGAGACGGCTGGTATCACAGTCACTTCCCAGATATACGAAACCCTCTTATGCACATGAGAGTGTCAGACATTATTTTAGATGATGGGTCTATGGTTCTTGTTGTTGAGGAGATTCAGTCGGATCTCCACCAAAGCGCCCAAACCCAGATGAAGGCGCTTGCAGCAAGAGATATGTATCTTAATGGCCAGATTTCATCAGACAACTTTGACCGTTTAAACAGGGAAGAAAAACAGCTAGTACGACAAGCTGTTGATGGATACAAAGATAAAGTTTATGGCATAACAGTCCCTGATCTTCCGCTTAAAAACGAAAATCAACGCCTAGCATTTGCTATGGATATGCTTACAAAGATGGCTGTTAAAAATGGCTATGATCAAATAGCAATATCAAATAGCGAGATGCAAGTAGAGCGTTATCGCAACGGTATAAAAGAACACATTGATGGGTTGGTGTTAAATGCATTGCCTAAAAAGGTGATGCGGCCTTCAACCATGAACCCAGATGGCTCTGTGTTGTTTAGGGTTGTCCGAGATGAACTGGGTGGCGCTAAGGATCTAGGATTTACTGACAAAGAAATTGATGCAATGGAAGAGGATGGCATTATTCTTTTCAAAGAAGACGTTTTAGCGCGGCTTAATGAAAACATAGGGTTACTTACTCCAGTAGAGTTAGATATAAATCAAGACCTATCCTTTCCTCAAGCAGAGGCTTTAGGTGGAATGCCCCTTGGTCAAGACGCATTTCAAGAGCAGGAAGAAAAAAGTCAATATGCTGATCAGGCAATTAGCCAAGCTTTTGAGCGGGTTGAAGATCTTTTTAATCCGCGTGCCAAGCAAAAAACATCAAATTTGTTGGCGCGTTCTACTTATCTTGATCTGGAAGCAGCAGAGAGAGCTATTAAGTCAGAATTTGACGAGTCTTCAGAAGCCCTATCTGATGATGTTGTTGCGCTGTCAATGGCGCAAGCGCTTATAGAGCGAAACCCGCTAATACCAAAGAAGATTCTTGCTTCATATACGCAGCCAGTAGAGGGCGTGAGTAATGAAGGCGAGTATTTTTCTGGCAGTTTTTACAGAGGCACTATTGAGTTAGGCGATAAGGATTCTAGGTTATCGTTTGATAACGCAATCAATCTCAACGTAAACGATTGGCTTGGAGAAAACATATCCAAACTTGTATTGGATGAGATGGGTACGAGTTCAGGATTTTATGCTTCAAACTTGGTGTCCTTCGTACAAGAAAAGATTACTCAACTAGAGCAACTCAAAGCAAAGAAGGAGCGAGGAGAGCAGCTCACCCCGCAAGAGGCTCAATCGGAAAGCTTGCTTGATGTTCCTGCTATACGGCAAGCCAAAGACAGAACCACAGGCGCTATTGATTTGCCTGTGGGTGGTGGGTTTGAAAATATTTACGACCAAAAAATGCCAGAGTTTTTGCAGGATGCAATGGCTCGACTGCTTGGAACGTCAAGAAAGCAAGTTAAGAATGCTAAAGATGAGATAAAGCGCACAAATAAAAATAAGCGTTTATACGTCGGAACAGGAAATACTGAGCTTACAGGGATGGGCGATGTTATTCCTTTTGAAGAAGCAACAATTGTTGACATTACCGATGATCCTGCTGCCTCTGCTGGTAGCCGTAGCCGACCAATAGGGCAAGACACGGCAGAAGCAAAAGCCCTACAAGCAGCGCTGATCGAAGGCGATGCGACACAAGATTACTATAGGGATAGAGATCCAGAGTTTTCAGCAGAAGACTTTGGTGAAGTAACACAACGATATGCAATTGCCACATCTCCCCAGAGAAACCAGTTACGCACATTTGAGATCACTGATGACATGCGCTCATCAGATCAATTGCAAGAAGCATCAGAAATATACTATGCCCGTAAAGAGAATGATCGCGTAGAGGCTACAAACAAAGGCACCGATGACTTGCGAGGCGTATTCAAGAACGCCCGTCAGAACGGAATAGACTTCATCAACAACTTGCCCTTCTTCAATACACTAAGGGCGATGCCAGATAAGAAAGAGTTTTACCTGTCACGAGCAGAGTACCTTGGCGTTGTGGCGCGATCCTCTAAGATCGCTGAATACCTTAGAGATGAGATTGGCAACAAGTTCCTGACCCGTAAGGGTTCAAAGAACCGACAATCTACGGAGCTTTTGCGTAGCACTATCTACCAGTACATGACTACAGGTGAGCCTTCTCAAGAAGATGCACTGTTTAAACAGCTTCAAGCGCTAGACAACCGGGCAGCTTCAGCAGCGTTTAAAGCTAAAGACATGATTGAGCGTCTTGGTGGTGAGCTTATGAATGCTGGGTTGCTACCAGCCAAGACATACTTTGAGAACAAGCGGTCATACTTGCCGCGTATGTACTTGAAGCATGTACTTGAGGATAAGCGGGACGCTAAGTTCAGCTATCTCAAACAAAGAAAAGATTTAGATCCAGAAGCACAAGAGGCGTTGGGCGCAATCAATGAGCTTGATCCTGCGTTCCTAGTTTCTCGCGCCATACAGCGACCAGTAAGGGACTTGCAGTTTATAGAGTGGATGAACTCTGTATCTGAGAACAAGAACTGGACTACTAATGACGATCAGTTTCTGGTTCCGTATGGCCCGCCAGATGAGAACGGACAGCCATCTAATGTCAGCGGCTTTTATCTTATAAACGAAGTGCAGACGCTGCGTGACATAGCAACGGCGCTAGAATCAGCAGAACCAGAGCGAGCAGCAAGACTCCGCAATGATGCAGATCAAATGGAACAGGCTGTAATAACCACGTTTGAAGAGCGCGGCCTATCGGAATACTTGACTGATCCTAATAAGGATATATCGGTTGCCCTCCAGCAGTACGGCAATCAATACAAGCGCGTTCCTAAAACGAGAGAATATGGTCTGCTTGCTGGACGGTTAGTGCGAACAGAGATCTATGATGATGTCGTTTCATCAGGCGCAATGCTCAACGTGGGCGATGAGGCATACGTTAATCTCATGTCTAAGGGCCGCAAATTTACGGCTGTTTGGAAAACCATTAAGGTTCCGCTCAACCCGCCGACTATTGCGCGTAACACTTTCAGTAACGCCATACTGATTCACCTGTCAGGTGTACCATTCCATCGCGTTCTTCCTCGCATGATTGAGGCTGCGAGAGAGATCGTTGCGTACAGAAACAATGACTTTGAAAACTCTAAGCACTTCGCAGAGATGTTGAAGCGGGGAGTACAGCAGTCATCATTTACTGATCAAGAGCTTATGCAGATGTCCGATGACATGCTTGAATTCTTGAAGTCAGTTGATGCAAAAGATATTGGGCTGTTGGGTTGGCTCAAGCTGAACACATGGACGCGATTGGCAAATAAAGCCAGCAACATATATCAAGGCATTGAGGTTGTAGGTAAGACTGCAATAGCTATAGATGTAATGGAGCGACAGGGCGGCTCGGCAGACGATGCATTCTTGAAGGCTCAAGAGTATCTGTTTGATTACTCTGATGTCCCACAGGTTGTGCGTGGATTGCGACAAAGCCCCTTGGGTATCCCATTCCTTACGTTCCAGTACAAAGTTCTACCAGTATTGGCAAAGACTGCATTGCGCAACCCAACTAAGTTTGCGCCATATGTCGCCCTTAGCTATGCACTGCCGTCATTGTTTATGTCGATGTTTGATATAGACGATGATGAGTACGATCAAGTTAAAAAGGCGTTGCCTGATTATTTAAGGAACAATCCCGGCCTCATACCGTTGCCAGCTAGAGATGCGCAAGGTCGCTTGCAGTTTATGGACACAAGCTATCTGTATCCTTGGGGTTCGCTGTCTGGCCTAGGAGCAAACCTAGCCGCTGGTGTTAAGACTGCAACAGGCACAAAGGCAGCAGAAGATCAGGGCTTCAGCGTTAAAGATGTAACCTCATTAGTGGGCATGTTTGGTGGCCCTGCGTGGTCGTTGTTTGGCGCATCACAGAATCTTGATCCGTTTACACAGCGTCCGATAGTCAATCCATCAGATCCTATGTACATAGAAAACGCTATGGAGCGCCCATTCTATAAGCGTGGGAAGCTTACCGACGCTATGTTTTGGGCGGCTAATCAATATGTCTTGCCGGGATTTTTGAACACAGAATACGGTGCAGTATCTAAACTAAACACCGCATTGCGCGGCGGTAAAAAAGCTAGCGGTGTTGATGGCGACACTATGGGTCAAGCATTGATGCGTATGATTGGTTTAAACGTAACCAATGTAGATCCTAGACAAATAAGATTGTCGTTAACGTATTTGGAGAAAGAGCGTAATGATGTACTCGCAGCAAGGCGTCGGGTTCTGAAAGACCAAACACTGTCACGCGCCGAGCGTCAGCGCAGAGTTAAGAATTACAACTCTAAGCTTGAGGACTATAGGCAGAAATATGCAGCGCTTGTAGAGGCTGGCAGGACAACACGGCTGATTACTGAGCGTCTTCGTAGAGAAGACAGGGAGGCAGAATGAGCATACTAGGATCACTCATAGGCCCAGCTACCTCACTACTAGATAAAGTAATTGAGGACAAAGACCAGAAGAATGCGTTGGCGCACGAGATTGCGACAATGGCAGAGCGACATGCGCAGGAACTGGCTAAAGGCCAGTTAGAAGTAAACAAGGTTGAGGCTGCGCACCATAGTATATTTGTTAGCGGATGGAGACCCTGTATCGGTTGGGTGTGTGCGCTGGGTCTTTTATACAATACGATTCTTTCAAACATACTTGGCATTTGGGTCGAAGTGCCGGAGATAGACACCACACTACTTGTACCCGTTATGATGGGAATGTTGGGCTTAGGCGCGATGAGATCATACGAAAAGGTACAGGGCGTAAGCCGGGAGAAGTAATGGGTATTCAGTTAATAGGAATGTTGAAGCGCCATGAAGGTGTGCGTAGTCATGCATATAAGTGTTCAGAAAACATGATCACTGTAGGCGTGGGGCGTAACATTGACGAAAACGGCG